CCCCTCCGGGTTGTTCTGCCGGTAAAGGAAATAGCCCTTGCCTCATTCGGGATAATAACGCAAACGCCCGCCCGCATCAAGCAGGGGCGGGCTTGCGGGTATAAAAACATATAATAACTTATAGCCTTTTTGTTGCAGCGGGTATAATCGGCCTTTTTCTTTATCGGAAAATTCCCGGAAAAGCCCGTAAAATCAAGGGTTTTCGGCCTTTCGTGGAGCTGTCATAACTCCGCAAAATCGGGGGTTTTGTAGTCAAAGTTCCGGCCTCCCATGTAGTCAAAGTTCGGGGCTGTTGTAGTCAAAGTTTCGGCCTCATGTAGTCAAAGTTTCGGGCTAAGTTATTCGCTGCACAAGTTATAGCCTCTTGCGCCTCTTGTTCCTAAAAATCAATAACTATGCCGGTTATGCTGCGCCCTCTTTCCTGCTTTGTATAGCCCTTGATAAAGCCCGATACTTTCCAATAGTCCAGCACATCAAAACAGAAATTGCGGTTAATCATGGTTTGCTTGCGGTTGTCCGTCTTTGTGCCGGTTTCAGAAAATAGGGTATCAAACAATATAACATTGCTTTGGGTCTGCACTTTGTTTTTGCGGTCGTGTTTCATAACGGCAATGCGCCGTAACATATAGCCCGTCATTGCCTGCCGGTCTGCGGTCATGGTGACAAGTTCGCCGCTTGCCCTGCCCTTTTTTACCTTTTCAACGGCAAGATACTTTGCCGGAACGGTCAATAGCTGCTTTGTCATGGTGCAATAGGTTAGCAAAATAGGCTCCGTGTCAATCTTATATGCGTTCACGGTCTGCCCGCCGTTCTTTACCTTGTATTCTGCATGGGTTGCCGATAAATAGAAATTGTCCAGCTTAAAGGTTGCATTGCTGCCGATAACTCCCCGCTTGCGCATTTCCTCTGTGGCATCTACGGTAATATGCAAACGCCGGAATTTTTCGATAGTCTTTGTTATTGCGCCCTTTTGCTGCGGGCTTGCGCTGTCGCTGCCTCCCGGCATTGCCCTAAATATCATATCGGGCGTGAATATGGGCGGCAATTTCTCTTTAACGGCCTCTATCCATAGTGAAATAACCGCATCTGATACTTGCCGTTCATACTCTGATAAATGGGCATCGGTAATTTTAATGCTGGTTTCTCCGGGGTCAAATTCAATCATGGTATATGCTGTTATCTCTTTGCGCCTGCCCTTTGCGTTAGCAACTACCATATCAAAAGCCCCGGCATTTATAGCGGGTTTCTGTTGCAGCGTGTTCATTAGCGCATTGTTCGGCATCGTGTGCGCCGTGGGTCTAATGCCCTGCACTAAAGGCAATTTTGCGGCTATGATCTCTGCTGTTTCCGGGGTCGGGTTCTCCCGTTCGATAAAGGCAAAAAGAATGTCCATGTTGCTATAATCCCCGCCGCCGGTGCGTTCCATATAAAAGGCATCCAGCCGGGAATATATGCCCCTCAATTCCTCTTTTTGCTCTGCGGTTAGGGGCTGTTGCTCCGTGGGCGTGATTTCGTCATGCAGCGCAAAGAAATATAATACCGCCTGTTCCTTTATGCTGATATATTCGCTATCCGGGTTAAAACGGTCTGTATCCGTGTAAAAGTCGATTTCGCCGGGGTCTTTGTAAATGCCCTGCAACGGTTCCAGCGTGTTTAGCGCATCCATATATGCGCTTTCAAAAAAGGCATCAATGCGGGCTATTTGCTGTTTTGCTGCCGCCTCTAATAATAGCCGCTGTTGCTCCGGGGTTCGCTTTTCTTTATCGGCTATTTGTTTTGGGTCTGCGCCGGTCTGCTGCGCTACAATCGCAACTAATTTATCAAAATGCCCCGTAAACCATTTTCTATACCGCCCGTTTTCCATCTGCCCCCATTTCAATAAAGCATCTTCCGGGCTGCGCAAAAAGTCCATGCGGAATTGAACAACGGGTAATTGCTTTTTTATGGTTTCTGCTACGGGCGGTTCGGGTTCAAATCCGGGCATTGCTAATTGCTCCCCGTCCTGCCTGCTGGTATCGTCTATCATGCGTTGCGCCTCCTGCTTTAGAGTTGGTCAATAATGGCTTTGGCCTGTTCGTAAATTTCGGGGTGTTCGTTCCTGTACCGCTCTACAATCAAATTTGCAAATTCGGTCATGGTCTTGCCGCTGATAGTTGCCATAACCTTTATAAATTCGTGGTTTTCGGGCGTAAAGGCCATATTTATTCTAATTGCCTTGCATCCCTTGCGGCCTTGTGTTTTCAGCTGCGCCGCCCGCTCCTGCGCCTCTTGCGGGCTTGCCGTTCCCTGCTGCCCCTTGCGGCTGGTTGCTTGTTCGATTGCTCCGTAAACTCTGCCGGTGTTCATCCCTGCAAAATCCTTTTTACTTGCCATTGTTTAGCCCTCCATTATCATTTCATAAAGTGTTTTATAGTCCTGCGCCGGGTTGGAGCGGGGCGCATAGTCATATAATGATTGCTGCATTGCCTGCGCCTCCCGGATTGCTATACCGGGTCTAATCCCCATTAAAAAGGGTGCGCCGATTTCCTGCCCCCGTTCCGCTATAACATCTTTCAAATACCTGTTTAGTTTGGGGCGGGCATCGTATCGGGTCAGTATAACGCCGGTTATCTGCAATGCGGGGTTGCTGCGCTGTATTTGGTGCGCAATATCGGCTATTTGATAAAGCCCCTGCAAGCTGCTGTTGTCCGTTTCCAGCGGGATTATTAGCCCGGTTGCCGCCTGCAATGCGTTAAAGGTCAGTTCCCCCATTTGTGGCGGGGTGTCGATTAGGATTAAATCAAAATCCCCTTTTACCGGCTCTAATGCGGCCTGCAATCGTTTTGCGCTTGCCGGGGTCGTTCTTTCCGTGGCAAGGTCGGGGCTTGCCGCAACGGCTACTATCCCCTGTTGCGTGGTCTGCATCAGCTGCGCCGGGTCGGTTCCGTGTAATAGCTGATAACTGCCGGGGCGGTTTTGGTCTGCGCCGATAAAGAACGATAAATTAGCCTGCGGGTCAAGGTCTATTGCCAATACCTTTTTACCGGCTGCGGCTCCGGCCTGCGCTAATGCGGCTATTGTGCTGCTTTTGCCGGTTCCCCCTTTGATAACTGCGGCTGTTATAATCTGCATCCGCTTTGCCTCCTGTTCTCTTGCACTTCTTGTGTAAATTCCTAATTAAGCTATTCAATATTAGTTTGATTAGGATTAAACCATTGCCGCCGCTATGCCGGTCAGCTGTTCAAGCTGCTGCGGGTTCAATCGGCTAATAAGCTGTTCCAGCTTTGCCCGATTATCTGCGCCGGTTCCGTGGTAAAGGTTGTAAACATCCTGCGCTATTGCCCGCTCTGCCTTTTCGGTGCGTTCATCCTCATGCAAATAAATTTCCGTTGTGGCGGGGCTGCTATGCCTCAAATACTTTTGCGCCGTGTAAATGTTGTTCCCGCTTGCCTGCAATGCGGCCTGCGCTGCGCTATGGCGCAAGCTGTGGGCGGTCAGCCGTTCGCTATCAAATCCGGCCTCTTGCATTGCCCGTTTTAACATCGTGCTAATTGTGGTCGGGGCAATTCTCTTGCCGCCGCTGCGGTTGCCGGTGCTAACAAATAACGGGCTTGCGCCTGTTGGCCTGTCCGTCCGGCTCTGCAAATAGTCCTTTATCGCCGCCGCAACTTCCGGGGCTATGGCTTTCTTTTGGTCGGGTTCCGTCCTGCCCTTGCCCCATACATAAAGCCATGTTTGCCCGCCCATTGTTTCAAGGTCTTTAATATTGGCTCTGCTGATTTCTACCGTTCTAAGCCCTGCATTTACCGCTAAAAGATACATTGCGAAAAGCCGCTTGCCCTGTTCGGTGCTGCGCTGCATCCGGCCTGCGGTATCCTTTGCGGCATCCTGCGCCGCCTGCTGCCGTTCTGCCGCCCGCTCCGTTATGCTTTCCTCTATGGTCAACACTTCTTTAGCGGTCAATGCCTTTTTGCGGTGCGTTTCGTTCTTTACCTTTGGGGCGTGAATGTTCGCCGCAATATCCGGGTAAAGGTTGTTTGCAGCTGTCCAGCGGAAAAATTGGCAAACGCTGCGCAAATACTGCGCTACCGTGTTAGGCTTGCAATTTATCTTTATCGGGTTGCCGGTTGCATCCGTTCTGTATTTCCAGCCGGTCACGGGGTCAAGGCTGATTGCCTCATGTTCTGCGGTCAGCCATTGCCGATAGGAAATAATATCATTGCGCTGCGGGTTCCTAACTGCCGCATATTTCAGCCATGCCATAAACTGCCGCAAATTGGTTAGATAACTGCGGGTTGTCTTTTCGCTGCGGTCAATCCAGCTAACAAAATCATTAAACAAGCCGGGGTTAAACTCCTGCGCCGGTGCTATCTCCTGCCGGTTGTAAATCGTGATTGCCTCCATTGCTGCGCCCTCCTGTCCTTTTCCTTTTCCTATTATAACCGATTGGAGCGGGTTTTGCAATAGCCTTTTGCACTTCTTGTGTAAATTATTTTTAGCTATGGCTCCTGCATCTTTTGCGCCAATAAAAAAGAGGCTTGCCCGCCTCCGGGTTCGCCTCCTGCTGCGCTGGTTGTTCTTTAGCGGGTCAGCAAATACCATGCCGCATTGGTCAGAATTAACGCCGCCGCCATAATGCCGCATAATATCTGCATCCGCTTTATATTGCGCTCTGCCCTTGCCTCTGCTGCCTCATGCACGATAAAAGGCACATCCGGGGCTTTCCGTTCGTTGTCCATGCTGTTTCACCTCCTATAATGCCCCTGTGGGGCGTTCTGCGGCCTTTTCCCGGCCTTTGCTGCCTCCAATGGGTAAATTGTCGTTCTGCGGTTAAATCCGCAAAATGCGCCGTATTTCTGCCCGTTCCTCCGGGGTCAAATCATCGCATTGCAGCGCATAATAAAGCGCATCCCTAATTTGGTTATCGGTCATGCCTGCAATCATTTCCCGGAAAAGGTCGTTATACATCCGCTTATAGCCGTTCAATAGCCCGCCGGTTTCTGCGGCTAAATACTCCTGCATTGCCCGCCGCATTGCCTTTGCCCTGCAAAACTGCCGTTGCAGCGGGGATAAATTAGCCAAAATCAAAATCAAACGGGCTTTTGCCCTCGTTCCGGCTTTGGTATTCGTCATGGGTCAGCCGTTCCGCAAATTTGCCCGCATTGTTTAGGATTGTTTGCGCCGCCTGCAAACGGATTGCCGGGTTATTGTCTTTATCGGTCATTATGTCCGCTACCGTATCTATTGCCGCCGATAGCTTTTCATTTATGGTAAATACGGCCTTGCGGATAATGTCGTTTTTGGCCTCCATATATTCGGCTCTAAATTCCCGGTCGTTCATGCGGTCGTAAATCGTGCGGGGCGTGGTTCCAGCTGCCGCCGCCGCATCCTTTACGGTTCCATGCTGCAATAACGCCGCTATGATTTCCTCATTGCTGATAGCTTTAGTATTGGTTTTACCCATTAGCTGCCGCCTCCTTTAACTCTAAAAAATCCGCTAAAGATAATGCTATCATCCATTGCCGCCGGTTCTGCCGGAATATAACAACGGGTTTCCCGTCCTGCATCCGTTCGGCATCCGCTGCGGCCTGTTCATACCATTTGTTCAATTCTATCTTTTCATGCCGTTTGCACTCTATATGCAAGCCGCTAATGCCGGTTATATCGGCCTCTTTGCCATAATTCAGCGGTGCGCCGGGTCGGGCATCCGTAAAACCGTTTTCCCGCAAATATTGCGCAAGTTCTATTTCTGCCCTGCGGCCTTTGGCCTGTGCGCTGCGCCCGCTCATACCGGCAAATCCTCCATAGCTTTTATACACGCCTGCCGGGTCTTGTGAATTTCTCCCGCCCGGTGCAATAGGCTTTTACAATACCGTTGCATTTCCTCTTGATTAGCCGCTAAGA